TCAAGACCACTCCTATACCCGTGCTTTAGGGCAGCTTTAAACTGCCTGCCATTCATTAGAACATCCAGTTACTACGATACACAGAGTAGCCTAGTTTCTTTAGCTCTTCAAGAATGGCTTTGTCAGCAGACTTGCGTGCTGCAATTGCTTCACGTAGTCCACCATACTTCGCTTCATTAATTTGTCTTCGTCGTTCTGCAAGTTGTTCCTCAAGCATTTTGATTTCTTCGTTCATCTCTTTGATTTCATCATCACCTAGCATGTGTTACTCCTTTAACGATATATACTCAACCATCTTTGGCTCTCGTGCCTTCGATGATTGTGCTGGTAGTTCCTGTAGCGTAGGCCAACACTCATATCTGTAATCACAGAACGTGCAGTTCTTGTTTAGCACAGTGTTGCCTGTTGGTACACCTCTAAATGTCTCAGGCTCTGGTTCAAAGCAACGTTCAAACTCGTTGTCGTTTATCTTGGCTACGTTTGTTTTGATCTTTGATATCTCCCAATCAACATCCATACCATCAGCAGGTACGTACTTGAAATGTCCATTGGCTTTGTTGACTACCCACCAACCACCTGCTTTGTGGTTAGATGCCTTGGCATATCCAGCTAGCTGACCTACGTAACCAAAGGAATCACCAGCAGCAAGTGTTTCGTATGAGTCAAACTTGTTACGATAAGACCAGTCCGATGCAGACTTCACATCATCTACTGCACCATCCAATGTGAGGTCATATGTGCCACTGATCTTTGTGTCTCCAAGATCAAGTGTCACATGCTCAGCCTCACCAAAGGGGATGCCAGCCTCAACCAGCACCCCCTTGAATACCGCTTCAACAATGTCACCCAACATCATGTTCATTACGAATGAGTTGGGCTTGGGGAGTGATGTCTCCGGCTTGTTCTTTTCAAACCAGAGTTGGCAAGTTGGTCTGCCAATATTAGACATACGCAATCTAAACCCATCACTCCCCCGTCCACCACCGAACTGGCGACGAACAGCATCTGCTACGTCTGTGGCAATACGTTCAATCGTTGCCTCAGAGATAGACGACTTGCCATTGGCAGCGTCTTCCAGATACTGATGCAGCTTCAGTTCAGCGGGATGGTTCATTATGCAAAGTCCTCCATATCCACATCAACAAAGTCTTCTACCATGTCAGTGTCTATGTCCTCTGACTTGTGGGCATTCTCATCCCAAGCATTGAGTATGTATTGGTTGTAGTTTGCTACCCACCCAAGGAAGTTTGCTAGGTTCTCCTGTGTGCCGTTGTCCATATCCAGTGTCTTTGTCATGTCCAACTCTGCAACTGGCAAGTAAAAAGAGTTACCATTAGGTAGCTTACGTTCCTGTGTACCAGCAAGGATAGTATGCTGAACAGGTAGCCGACGCATCTTGCCAAGCTTGTTGAATACATCGCCAACAGTCTTGAATGCATCACGGTTCTCAATCTCCCAGATAAATGCAGTAGGCTCAACATTAACAGCATTACCTTGTTCATCAACAGCATTGACCAACTCTACAGTACCAAACAAAACACGAACACGTTTGATCTGACGGATCAAGTCTTGTGTCTTCTCCGGCAATGCCTTGAAGTCTTGGATGTAACCAGCAGGCTTACCACAGTTAAAGCCACCGTCATTGTCCTTCATGTCTGTGTTCAGGTTGTCACCCATGACAGTCTTGATGTAACGGTTAGGTGCCTTATCGTTACCCATAATAAAACGCTTGTACATAAAGCGTTGAATAAAGGGTCTAATCACCGCACTTTCTGCGTAGTATGTAGGACCATCTGGAATGTCCAGCTTGTACGTGCCAGCACCAACTACTTCCATCTTCACCTTCTTGCCATTCACATCTGCCTCACCCATGATTGGGTTATGGTTGATGCGAAGACGTGCAAGAGTGCTTGTCTTTTCCTTGGCACTGGTGTCAACAGACATGCCCATTGCCTTAGCCATTGCTGCATAGTTGTTAGTGTCTAGTGTTGCAACTTGGTTCATTTGTGTGTCTCCTTTTTCAAACGGACGGTAGTTATATCATGCCACATCTTTTGTGTCAAGCCAGTTAGGGCCAATCTTAGCTTCAAGAAGTAGTGGTACATTGAAGTCCAACTGCCACTTGTTGTTTACAATCTTTAGCAGATTGCGGTTAGCAGTGTCAATAACTTTCAATACCATATCCACTTCATCTGGATGAACATCAATCACGATACTGTCATGTACAGTATTAACGATGCAGCTTTGTAGCTTGTTAGCTTCGAGTAGCTTGTCGATGTATATAAGAGAAATAGGTACGATGTCAGCAGTAGCAAACGATTGTACTGGAAAGTTTTTGATCTGTGTGAAATATGTCACACCACCATACCTACGTCTTTGTACATCAGGGAAAGCAAACTCTCTGCCAGATGGTGTAGTAATCTTGCCTGTGCTTAGCGCCTCCTTTGCTAATGCCTCGTGCCATTTACCTATACCGTTATACTTGGTAGTAAACTGTTGATAGTATGCAGCCTCTGCAGGTGTACGTCCAAAGCCACTAGCACCGTACAAAGGTGCAAAGGTGTGGGCCTTAGCTTCCTGACGTGACATGTTCTGTCCTGCCTCTGTGATAATCTTGGCGGTGTAGCTATGCACATCGAAACCTGTAGACACTTCGTCAATGGCTGTGTTGTCCTGTGATAGATACGCAGCGACACGAAACTCTAGCTGTGCAAAGTCTGCTTCCATGATCTGCCCACCTTCCCAACGTGACACAAACACTTTCTTAACAGGGAATGTACCACCACGTGGCATGTTCTGCATGTTAGGATCAGCACCAGACAGACGCCCCGTAGCAGTGCGATGCTGTAGCAATCGTACATGCAGCATACCATCAGGCTTAGTGTGTGTTGCTATGCCATCGACAAAAGACGACAGGTAAGTATCAACAGCAGAAAGCCTGCGTACTCTGCGTAAAAACTTAGCAGCATCTTCCATGCCTCTAGATACTGCAATACCTTCGAGGAAGGTAAGGTTATCTTTACTTGTGCTGAAACCATTCGCACTAATCCATTTCTGATCTGGCGCATTGAACTTCAACCCCGCCACACTGTGATGATCATCCACAAAAAGAAAACCAGACCCGCTACATTCGGGACATTTGCTAGGTCTTGCATACGGTGTTCCATCCTTCTTTGTCTTGTGCACTTTGCCGTTACCTTGGCAGGCAGTACACTGGTGTGCCTTCTGTTTGTACAATACTTCAGAGTGACGCTTGACTGTACTACGAAACTCGGTGTCGTCCATACGTCCCTCGAACAGACTCGGCCACACCTTCTTATCTTGTACTGCACGACTATATATCACCCAAGACAACTGCTCTGGTGAGTTAAGATTGATTGGGCGATCACCCATTATCTCACGTACATGCTCCTCAAGATCACGTAGTAGCTGCTGTTTCTCTTGTTCAAACTCCTGACGAACATCTTCCAATGCATCAAGATTAACCTTGAACCCACGCTGATATATCTTAGCAAGGTGCAAGGCAATACGATTTGTCAGAAGCATTGTGTTATTCAACGATGCATCTGTTGTACTGTAACGATCACGCAATCTCATGAACAGTTGTTGTGTGGCAGACAAGTCAGCAGACAGGTACGTGAATAATTCATCGTGTGGTATGTCACGTACTGAATAACCTTTCTTGAAGTACTCCTTCAGTGTGTCCTGCTTTTGTGTCGCTAGCTGGTAGCGTTCAGCACATGCCTCAAGAGACAGTGGTTCTTTCTGTCCACGTTGTAGCACGTACTCCATTAGCATTGTATCTGCTATTGCACCTTCGTATGTAAAGCCAGATTCCCACAGCCACACAAGATCGTGTGCAGCGTTATGACAAACTAGAAGGGAGGTGCCATCCAACTTGTCTTGGACAATGCGCCTCCCCTCATGTGTAGGTGTATGCTCAGAGTGATCGAATGTTACAATGTCTTCGTTCCCGTCTTCATCCAGCATACCCACCATAACTAGTGTGTTCTCTGGCTCGAATGGATCAAGGTGCATCTTCCCGTTGCGTTCGACAACGGTGTTCTCTACGTCCAGTGTTAGTATCATGTCTTCTCCTAAAGATCACCATCGTGCCAATATTCCCAACCATTATCTACATCATTGTTATACCGTGCGTCAAGTGCCTCATAAAATTCTTTGTCGTTGATGTAACTTCGCAACGCTTTCAATACTTCTTCTTCGTCCATATTATGTTTATCCATGTAAGCTTTAAGCTTTTCCATAGCCACCCCCATTCTGTAGTCTTGCGTAGAAAGCACCTTCTGGGCTACGAAGTGCAGCCATTAAATCAAGCAGTTGTTGATATGATATGGCGATAACATTCTCGCCTAGTATTTCATCTTCCTGTGTAAGGAATACGGCTGAATCATCGCCAATAATTACACGTATATCTTCAAACTCTGCAGTTTCATCTAGTGATGTGATGATTGCAGAGTCAGGTTCAAACTCTACGGTGTACATTTATTTGCTTCCTCTCGTTCCTTAGCACGTTTTCTTTCTTCATCATCCATTGGTCTGATATCGTCGTAACTAAAGGCGTAGGCTTTCTCCCTGAACCAGTCGTCAGACAGTGGGCGTCTACCCTCAGGTAGTTTGCTTTGGGTGCTTGCTTTAACGTATGTAGTCTCACCAGCATAGATAGCTGGGCCTTTACCGCCAGCAATAACTGCACCCTCATCGTTGAAGTCTACCCAGATAGTATCTGGTTTCTCGTGAGGCTCAGTGGTTTCACCCTGCCTAAGTATCCAGTCATACACATCCTGAATGTCTACCTTACAGATACCACAGTATAGCATCAATTTCAGTCCCTCTTCTACGATAGCATCTCGTGCCTTTTCACTCATATCAAAGGTGTAGGTAGCATCTCCGTTCTCATGCTCTGTCACATGTTGTAGGGCTAGTGTGAAAGATTCGTCACTCATCACTCTCTCCTTTCATCAAAGCATCCCAACTCACAGGGAACAACTCACCCATCTTCTCACTGATCTGGTCAGCTACAATACGTGACTCATACTGTGTGTCAGGGGCACAGCGTAGCTTACACATAGCAGCAAAGGCATCAAGGCTACCACTCCAGTACCACTCAGTCATGGTGGACTGTGGCAGTACCATACGTGCTTGTTCAGGTGCTACACCCTCGTCAAGAAGAGTATTATATAGCCTGACGGAACCCTTGTTTATTTTAAGGTCCACATACACATCCATCGGCATATATTTGGGATAAAATGGACGAAGGTATTGTTTGTCAGGAGGATATAAATCTGCATCATCAGCATCGTATTCCAGATCGACACAAATCTCCTTTATGATCTCATCAGAGGAACCTTGTTTCTTATCCTCGCTACGTCCACGCCACTCTTTTGGATTATAGAACTCAGGTTCTTCATCTACATAGCGTCTACTAATCTCATTCCACCGTAGGAACTTATGCTTCACTAGCTGTCGTGCCACAAACACTGGTGCCTTAACGTGGAAGCTAGCAAAGGCATGACCGAAGGGTGACAGGTGCTTGTGCTTGGCTAGGTAACGGATCAGCTTAGCGTCACGTTCTGACAATACATTCTCTCCTGTGAACATGTCATTGTCGTAGTCAACTTCCCACTCACTCTGCTTACCAAAGGATACTCGTGCAGCATTAACTACAGACAGGTCACTGCCCATGTGGTCAATGTATGTTGCTTCAATCATACTACGTACCTCGCAATCTTATATTCCAATTCACAGTGCACAATGCCGTGCCATCCAGATAGTTTGTTCTTCACAACATTCAAGTGCCGTTGTGTGTCTTCTTCATCCTGTCCCTCAACGGGTGGGTTCTTACTAATCATAATCATAAGGTCAGCTTCTGCTGCCTTACCAGTACGACTGCCTTCCATCATGGCTTGGTTCAACACCACCTTACCCTCTGCCTCTGCACTAAGCTGTGACATATAGAAGATAGCACACTCATGCTGCTTTGCAATCTGTCGTGCATGGATAGCGTTAGCTTTCAGTGCCTCATCAGGACGTGCATAGCCAGCCGACTTGGCGAACTTGTCACCCATATCCAAGATCACAATGTCAGGCTTGTACGATTTGCATACACTCTCAACCCATGCCATGTCACGGCCAGTGGCATCCTTGAACTTGATGTTGTCACGGATACGATTGTAAATCGACATAGCTTTATCACGGTTCTTTGCAATCTCGAACTTGTCCATGCCACATGCAGCGGTGATGTAACGCTGGGCTACACGGTGATAGCCTTCCTCGTTGCACAGGATCACACACTTAGCACCTTGCCATGCAAAGCCATCAGGACCAGCTATCAGTGACGCATGGAAGGATGTCTTGCCTGTGTTTGGGCGTGCACCTACCTCGACCAAGTGACCAGCGTTAATGCCCTCTACCTTACGTGTCAGGCTAGCAATGTTGAAATGCCAACGTGCTTCCAGATCATTCATTGCCATGATAGTATCAAGGTCAATGTCTTCCCAATCCACATTCAGGTTGGGTGTGAAGTCGTCACCATATTGCTCAAGCAGATTACGCAAAGGCTCAAGGCTAGCTTGTGTGCCGTTGACATAATCAAAGCCAAGGTTGGCAATGTCTTCACCAACTACCTGCTGGAACAATTTAGATAGCACCTCTTGTGCTACGTCGCTGCCCATAGGCTGCTCTTTCTTTACCTGATTGAATAGCGAACTGTATGCTTGCTTCTGTGCAGTGGTCATGGTGGGGTTGTTCGACATGAACAATGCTTCCACCTCATCAGGTGTAAGTGTGCGACTGTAACGATCCATCGCAGCGTCAATCGTCTGCTTGATCTTACGTACGTCTTTGCTGAATAGACGATCAGGGCAGCGTGCACCTCGGTGATCGTCATAGAATGGTTTGTCCATAAGGCTACGGACTAGTGATAGCTCCATGTCAGGCTCCTAGTGTTGTCAGGTTTTCAATGTCGGTAGGGTTACGATACTTTAGATCGTCGGTCAGTCGCAATACTTTCACGGTGTCTACGTAACCACGTAACTCTTTAGCAAATTGCAGTGTCTTTGGCAGGGCGTCAGGGTCAAGTGCAATAACAGCTGTTGAGAACTGCGAGAGATACCTCTTGTGATAATCAGACAATGATGTGCCCAACACTGCGACCCCGACATACACATCATCACCTACAATAGCGGCACTCACACAGTCCTCAACAACTACAGCCGTTTTACCATGTCCAAACGAGTATGGCAAGGGACTTTTACCATAACGTTTCCACTTAGGTAAACGGTGTGACAAAGATCTCCCAGTGGCATCAACCATTACATTGCCTTGCATCACTGGAAACACAACACGATTCTCCTTCACATCATACAACAAACCAAGCTCATCGGCATCAATACCCCACTGATCGCAGAAGCTCTGTATCTTTACATTGTCTTTGACAATCCAGATAGGCTTGTCGAAAGCCATAGAGTGTGTCTCTTCTGCAACACTACCAAGTGACTTACGAATATCATCACTCGACAAATGAACACGGGTGCCACCACTTACAGTGCAGCTTGCCTTGTAGCAATTCCACATCAGTGAACCCATGTTGTTGGTCACTGTGAATGTTTTGTAACCACCACAAGCAGGACAGTTAAGACGTTTAGTCTCACCATTACTTAATGCTAAGTCACTTACGTGTTGTTTTATATTCATTGTATAACACTTTCAATGTTACTCACTGACGTTCGATTTTACACATACGTTTCTCTGTGTCAATGCACTATTTGCACTTTCATATGTGTGTTTCATGTATGGACGAACAGAACTCACATGATTGTGACCAGTCACAGACATGATCTGTGGCAGTGGCACACCCTTGTCCACCATCTGTGTTACACCAGTCCTACGTAAGTCCATCAGCCTCAGTTCCTCTGGCAGACCAGCCTCTCTCATGATACGTCTACCTGTTTTGGATAGACGCTCCATTCTATACGGACTAAACACACCGCCTTCTGACTTAGGATATGGTGCAACGTATTTCTGAAAACCAAAGTCACTCTTCTGTTGCTTGAGCATGTAATGAAGATCATCTGATATAGGCAAGAATACTTCTGCCCTACGCTTGCTCTGTCGCAGGTATAACTGACGTGCTTCCATGTCTATGTTGTCCCAAGTAAGCACTCGCATATCACCCAACCGTTGGCACCATTCGTATGCCATCTGCACTATGAGTCCGACATTACGATATTCAAAAGAAGAATAAGCAACATCAAGAAAGTTGATAACATGTTCGTGTTCCCATACTACCTTCCTTTGCTTTGCCTGTTTGCGTTTGATGTTACCAAACGGATTGACCGTAGCCTCTTCCATTGTGATGGCGTAGTTGAACACTCTGCTTGACGCAGTAGCCACATGATTAGCAAAACTGACACCACGTTTCACCCATTCTTCGTATACTTGCTTTGCAACCTTAGATGTAACAGACAGGTATGGCTTGCTACCAATTGCCGCACACAACTCAGACAAACAATAACGATAATCAACTTTAGTTGTGTCACGTAACATGCTGAAATCATTAGACTGATAGTAGAAGTCTACCAAGTCAGCAACGGTGCTACTCTTATTAAGTTTAACAATCTTAGATTGTTCTTCACGATACTTATCAATGCGATTGTTATACTCCCTCACTACCTTACGTGCTTCACGAATGTCACTTGGCAACTCACCACGTTCAACAAGGCCAGCGTCTACCCATTTCTGTGGTGGGTTGTAACGATAGGTGATGCCGCCAGATGGCGACACCCTTTGTTGCACATAGCGTGGTAGCTTAGGCATTACGCTGCCTCTAACAACTTGAACCGCTTGTCGCTGACCCACTTGCTTACCTCCTGTTCACGTGACCACATGCTGATTGCTTGTGTATCATTGCCTGTGTTCTTCAGGTTAAAACCATTACGATCATCAGCATACGATGCATAGTTTGTGAAGGCAGAATACAGTGCCCATTTGTTGTGACCACGGACAGCAGCCTCTTGCATATACAGGCTATACATACGCTCAGCTTTACGCTTAGAGCCTACCATCTCTTCCAGCAGTGACGACACATTCACATAACGCAGGCTGGTCTGTGCCCACACCTGCAGCTCCTGTGTCTGCTTCCAGAAGTCTGACTGTGCACGGTGCAGCTCATAGATGAAGCTGTCCATTGTGAAGTTGGCTGTGTTCTTACGACGCACCTTGTCATAGTCACCACGGATCATGCCATTGGTGCAGAAGAAATCAATCTGCCCAAAGAACACTTGGTTGCTACACGAACCATCAATGCCATGCAAAGAGATGATACGCTGTGCCACCTCAGTCTCGTGCTTGTCTGTGGTGATACGTGCAGTGGTGTTAGGCAGTGTCAGGTCAAGCATAGTCCATGCACCATTACGTGCCGTGCGCCACTTTGTATTGGCACCTACCATAGCATCGTCACCTAGTTCTGACGTGAGTGTATCAACAACCCCGCTATAAAAATCACGGTGGCTTGCACAAGTAAACTTGTGACCGACAATTCCAAGGTATTCGCCAGTGTTTGCGTTAATGACATATTTTTTGTCCTCTACTTTGGTGGGTTCAAAGGTAACATCAAAGTCGATGTGATCAGGTAGCATATCGAAAGCCATCAGCTTGTCTCCTTTAGGTTTATGTTTGGCAACTGTGCCGTATTTATTCAAGTGGTGCAACACAAATTAATAACGATAAAAGATGTGTTGCCCGTATGTCACAGTCTCTGTGAAGTGTTTGGCCCAATAGGGCGATACATATGTGGCATGGTAGAACAGCGCACCCTCTGTGATGTCAGGGGCTACACCACTTAACACGTCATGTGCAATCATCTGTGACTCTGCCCATGCTCGTTTATCCTTGGGCTTGTCAGACTTACCATCCCAATACCAGCTAAACTGGTGGCGCTGCTTTACTACATCACATACAGTATCAGGAAACTTGACGTGTTCCATACGGTTAATCACTACGTGGGCAACAGCATACTTGCCCATCATGTTTTCGCTACGTGCCTCGTGATATACATTCATAGCTAGGCACAACAATGCAGTTGTCATCATGTCTGCACACTCCGTCAATAATATATTGGGCTGTTTACTTTAGGTCCAACGTTGGACTTATTAGTTTCGTGTTCAAACATTACGTCTTTACGAACACGCCAGTATACCCAACTGAACTGGCAGTGGTTTGCATCACGGAACACATACCACGCCACAAAATCTATGATCGGCACGAAGTTAAACTTACCCTCACGCTTCCAGCCCCAGTTACGGGCACTGAATGTTTGGTTACTTGGTCCGAACATCAGGACGTTGAACAGGACTGACAGGGCTATCCCTATCCTGCTCACGTAGTTTATCAAAGTCTTTCCATTCATCGCATGGATCATCCTCAGTGGATTGCGAGGGGGGCGGGGTGGATGTAGTCATATTCCGCAAACTCCTCGGCTTCGTATTCAGATACAGAGATCAAGTTAATGTTCACTGCCTCTGGGTGCATGTGCTGTGCCATCATAATGGCAAAGTGTGTGGCTGTTTTCCAATCCTCTACGGCAGGGTAAGTGTCGTCCAATTGGACAACACTCTCCACACCGTCAATCTCAAGCGTTACTTCGTATGCATTGACGGACATATGGATTACCCCGCAAAGTGAAACAGCTTACGCTGCGACATAGGATTACGTTCAACGTATAGGCTACGCTTGCCAACGTGATGTGCTGTCATGCACTTGTCACGCTGGAACAATGCAAGACCACGTGACTTGACGCTACGCTTACGATACAAGCCTTTCAGGCCAAGGAAGTTGAAACGAAAGCCTTTGGTGCCATCATTCAGGGGTTTGGTTGCGATGATTACGAACATGTTTATTTCTCCTCTTTTGGTTTCAGGTCATACTTAGATACAAGTAGGTTATACATCATCATAGCAGCAGTTGTGACCATAGGATCACGTGCTCTGATCAGCCATGCCTCAAGCTCGGCCATGCTATCTGGTGTTGCAAACATGTCAGCAGGTTTCATGTGACAGTATCCTTATGCTACACGGACGTTGGAGGTGTCGATGGCACCAGTTTTGAATATGATTGGTTGCCAGCCATACGAACAGCAGGCATAGGCTTTGTTGCCTACAAGGTCAACAAGCACATCTCCTACAGACATTGACGGGTGCTTACGGAAAGGGATCAGGTCACTGTTTACTTTCCTACCATACCCATTGCCTACGTCGAATGCTTCTTCGAGATCGTCAGCAATCACGACAGCACTGGGTGTGTATAGGTCACAGGCAGCAGCGGCAGCAACACGTTTCTGTGCGTTGTCCTGCTTCAACATCATGCAGTCAACACGAATGTCCAGCAACGTCTGATCTGTGAATTGGCTGTTGGGCATTGTGATCTGATACAGAATGTAATGTGGCATCATGCAATCCTTTTCTTTTGCAGCATTCGTTTGGTCATACGGGCAAGCTCACGCTTACGTTTCCACTCATCACGTTTGATGGGTTTAGGTCCAACATCGGACTTAACAAACTTAATAAAGTTTTTCATTTCGTAACGCATTTTGCTTTTCCTTTCTGCTAAGCTTGCGTTTGTTACCCTTCTTAGGTGGTATGACCTGTGGGGCTTTGCGCTCTTGCAGCATAGCCTTTGCCACAGGGTTTACAATCCCCACTTTTGGTTTCATATCACATACACCTTTCTGTCTTGCATCCATGCCAGTGATGCACCATCGAATACGCCTTCGTTGTCTTTGTAAACAAAGCTATCATACTTGTATGGGTTGTATGTGATTTCATCCCACATATCAAACCCCCACGGCGTGTCCTGATCTAACAACTTGCCTACTAACCCAGCATGAACATTCTTGCGCCGTTCTTTTAAGACACGATTACGCCCTGCTTGAGACACCTTGCCCTCTGGGCTTAGCAACATAACACTGTCACGATGGGCAATCACCTTGCCCTTGTTATCGCCTTCCAGTGCCTTAATGGACCACAGCTTGCGGTGCAGGTTATAGTATACAAATACCTTCATGTCAGTGCTCCGACAAATGCACAACGGTGGTGCGGTTGATAGTTTTCTGCGAGAAACAGCCAGCCTTGCAGTCAGCACAATGGCCAGACATTTTCTTCCATGTCTTGGGGCATTTGAACATGCGTTCACCATTCGGTGCAACAGTGCGGCTGTCGTCGCCATAGAACATGATATTCCAGCCAGCATCCATCATGTCATGCCATTCGGCATCAGTGTTAGACGGGTCAAACGATGCATTGATGGCGCAGTTCGGCAGCGTCATAAGCTCAATCTCAATCAAGCTGCGAAGCAAGACATTGCGCCAAGCACGAGTCGGTATCCACCACAATGTGTCTGGCATAGCCTCACACATAGCCTTAATGCGGTATACGTCCTGAATGTCCTTGATGGCTTCGCCACGGGTCATGTGACGAACACGTTTGGTCTGCTTACGTTTCTTGTACAGCCAAGCTTTGACATTCGTCATGGAATGCACATCCAGCTTTTGCCAGATTGTTTCACAACGATCATCACGCTTGGCCATGTTCTTATACATTCGATACAGCTTGACGTTATAGCATGTCGTATCGCAGTAGTCAGTGCGGTGCACACAAGTCCCTTTGTGATTGTCAGTGTCGTTGATAGGGCGGTCAGAGGCAAACATGCCAATGTCGTCACAGAAACGAAACAGATCATTCAATTCAGCGTTAGAGACTGTCATGGGTTTAACCTTTCAGGTTGTTAGGTCCAACGTTGGACTTAAGTTTCAGTTACACTGTATATACATGTTATATAACACTTTCAATAAATATCAAGTGTTATATAACTGTAATACTAGTGTTTAGTTAGCATCTTTCCAGCCACTGTCTTGTGACCAGCTTACGATGTGATTGTCACTGTCTTTGACGATAGTCAATTTAGGTCCAACATTGGACTTAGCCTTTGCCGCTTGCAGCTTGTTAAGCATACGCATAACTCGCTCTTGCTGCGTAGGTTTACGAAGCCGAGCACTGCTAGAATGCCAATTGAATTGCTTATGCAATTTGTATGCCATCACATTCCTGCCCATTCTTCCGGGGTGATACCCGTCATGAGAAACTCACGTTGCTCTGGTGACAAATGTGGCATGACGTTTTGGATCAAAGATCCATTCAGCCATTCAGCCAATTGCTCATTTGTGACAGGCAAATCCATTTCATGGATTATGCCAGACAGAATGGATTCACGTTTGATAAGCATGTTGTAACCTTTCAGGTTAAGTTGATCCAGCAAGACAGTCCCCGAAGGGACTGCCCAAGCAAGACTAACTTATGCAGCTTTGCTGTCAATCGTCTTGGCATTGTCAGCATATTCTGCAAGAATATCGTCGATAACATCAAGGATGTTAATGCCATTGACTTTGCAGACAGCTTTCAGCTGTTTAACGATTTCAGCTTTGCTGACTACGCTAGGCTGCTCATTAACAGCTTTGCTGTCAGCTTGCTCTGGTCCAACATTGGACTTAACATCACTTTCAGTGGTGGCATCGGCTTCAGCCTTCGGCTTAGCCTTACGCATTGCAGCTTGTAAAGCTGTGAGGCTGGTAAAACCTTTCTTGCTTTCAGCAATAAACTTGCGGCATTCAACTTCGTTTTCAACGAACCACAGTGCTTCGGAGCGACGACGTTTATCCACAATGTGGATTCCACAATCCTTCAGCCTTTGGCTGGAAATACGCTGACCACCCTCGGCTTTCAATTGCTGAAGCAATTTGCCAAGACGAGTGTCAAAGCCATCGGCTTTCGTGAAGGCATTGAAACGACGAACATCTGCTTTGCAGATCTTTTTCCACTCTGTTGCCAGAATGAAGCCTTCAGCTTCAAGAGTGTTGATTTCAGGCTGTTCGATGGTGGTGATGGTGGTCATGGCTTTCTCTTTCTCTATCTAATGTTACATTAAGAGAGTTTACTTATCTCTCACCCTAAAGTGAGATAAGGAAACTATCTATGTAACTAGATTAGATAGAGAGATATAGTTTCGGTGTCAATAGGGCTAATCAAATTTGTGTAACAAATTACATGCGTATGCGATCCTCTGCGCCTGCCGTTTCACGCATGGTTGCAAGAAATAAATTTACTTCATAAATTTTTTCTGAAACTCACGTGCAAAACTCACGAGACAGACCGACCTAAGATCCCATGATAGGTGTGGCATTATTGCAACAGTATAACTGTTGACAGGTCCAATGTTGGACTAACAGTGACACAGCCTACGGCTCAAACATGTGATGTGCTACATCATGCATGACCATCGAAGATGGGGGTGGTGGGAAATGTGCATCGGCATTGCAACACATCGCCACTTCACCCCATAGGGGGTGTGACTTTGAAAAATACCTAGGCAACTGATTACATATCAGTTGTTCACATTCACTAAGCCATTGAAAACTGTAACACATTCTGTGTTATGGTGGAATGAAGGCTATGCTATGTGTTTCACCACACGTCATGACAACGTATTATACCCGCAATTGCACGGTGAAAGAGGGGTGGGCAGGGGCCATGCCGGGGGTATACGTAACTGTATATGGATTCCTACACAGATCAGGAAAAATGAAGTGTTAACCACATTACACTAAAAGTGGTTTACAGTGTACTTGGGTCACGTAATGTTGCAATTGTTACAGTACAAAATTTGGTAGGGCACTTTAAGTGAACAGGTGATGTGTTCACGGAATGTTACAGTATATCACAATGTTTGTAACATATACGATTTAGTATTGACATGGGTATGTTGAGCGTGTATAACTATATTATAGAAACTTAGATAACACTTAAAGTGTTACATGTACAGTGTTTCACTTAGACGTTTCTATATATTAAGTTAAATATACACTTACTTGTATATAATACTTAAAATAAATAACACTTAGATAACACGTACAGTGTTACACTTAAATGTATTATTCCCGAAGGTATAAGATACGTATGTCCACGCAGTTTACTGCGGGGGAGTTTTTGTATTAAAGGTTGACTTCTGTGAAAAAATCAGTAAAACTATATACAGATAATGTCCTTGAAGAGTTTTACCGCCATGCTATGGATGGTACATTGGAGGACTTACACATTCCCCACAGTGATGTATTTTACGTACGTGAAGCCGTACAGGCTCACTACGGACGTAGCTTTACGTTGGAAGAAGTTGAGCGTGCTATGAAGTTAGAAGGATGGACAGATGGAAAAGAAGAATGACAAGAATGGATTAATGACATCCTTCGTAGTTGGCATGGACATTATTCCTGAGATTGTAGATGCTAAGCAAAATGATAAGAACATGAAGATGGTCATGGAAGAATGGAACCTTGGCCCTGAAGAAGCATCTGAAGATCCTACAGCTAACAAAGAATACTGGGTTAAGATGGCACGTGTGTGGAATATCACCGAGCCTGAAGCACGTAGACAGATGTGTGCTAACTGTGAGTACTTTCAGAATAGTCCAGTCTATATGGAAGCAATGGAAGATATTCCAATGAATAAGTACGACATGGATGGTGGTGGTAGAGGCTACTGCAAGAAGTTTGATTTCATCTGTCACAATCTTCGTACGTGCCAAGCATGGGATAAAGGTCATGACTATTGAGTACAGAGGTGAGAAGTTTAGTGGCTACAATAAGCCTAAGCGTACACCGGGACATCCTAAGAAGTCACATGCAGTGCTTGCCAAAGAAGGTGAGACTGTAAAGCTTATTCGTTTTGGTGAGCAGGGTGCTGAAACTGCAGGTAAACCTAAAGCTGGTGAATCGGATAGAATGAAAAAGAAACGTGCATCGTTTAAAGCACGTCACGCTAAGAACATTGCCAAGGGTAAGATGAGTGCAGCTTACTGGGCGGATAAAGCTAAGTGGTGATAGCTGGCTACAGCATCACATGAAAGGATACGTACTATGGCTGGAAGATTGACTAGAAAGATTATTGCTGCTGGTCGTAAGGCTGCTGAAGCTGCTAAGGCAAATAAGCGTGGCAATCGTGGTGATACACCAGAGTTAGCTGAAGCTGCACGTAAAGGTGCTGCTGAACGTATGAAGGGTCGTAAAGCTGCGGAAGCACAGCGTACTACACAGCGTAGTAGCAGCATTAATAAGCGTACTGTAAGTGCAGAAGATATTCGTCAAGCTAATACTGCATCTCAGTTTCGTGATATGCAAATGCGTATTGATGATATGGATGAAGGTCTTCGTAAGAAGTCATTGCAAAGAATGTTAGATGCACAACAAGCTGAATTTGATGCTATGCGTGCGAGTGAAGTAGATCGTGCTAGCCGTAAGTCTACACAAGCTGCACGTGATCGTAAGATGAAAGATAAAGTGACCCTACCCGAAATGCCTTTTAATAAAGGTGGTATGGCTACTGGAAAACCACGTAAAGGTCATACGGACTATCGTGGTAACGGTCTATTTAAGTAAAGGAACATAGACATGGGTGTAATGGGATCTATCGCACGTCAAGGCAGAAAAGCAGCTATGCTTGCTAAAAAAGCTACTCCGGGTCAAGAAAAGATTGAGAAAGCTACCAAAGGCCAACGTGCCTATGCTAAGGGTCAAGCTAAAGCTGCAGGTGCTACTGCAGGTGCTGCTGGTCTAGGTATTACTGCATTGAATAAGAAACTGAAAGAAGCTGAAACTGAAGCTGAACGTCAGAAGATTCGTGCAGATATTGAGAAGCTAATGCGTGAAATGGCTGCTGAAGAAAAGACAGACAATAAGTCTAAAGGCGGTATGGCACGTAAGAAGTACAACAAAGGTGGCTATGCTAACTGTGGTGCATCTGTACCTCCTAACGGCAAGAGTAGGAAGTAGGCATGGAGTTTCTTGGAGTTATTCTATTTTGTGCTCAACAACCTGCAGAGACTTGCCAAGTATTGACTAGTCCATATGTATTTGAGAGTCACGAAGAATGTCTCCAAGAAACACAAAACATGTATTCTTTTTTAGGCATGACATATAGTCCCTACGCTATGGTTCCTATGTGTGTAGAATTAAAACAACAAGGTGAACCTACCTGATGCCTGTTCGTAAAGTACAAGGTGGATACAGATGGGGTACTACTGGTAAAGTGTACCCTACTAAAGCACAAGCCGCTAAGCAGGGCAGAGCTATTGAAGCCAGTAAAGCTGCTAAGAAAAAAGGTAAGAAGTAATGAATTTCACAGCTTGGAAATCTGAACTAGAGAAATGTGGCTACGTTGTAACAGAAGATCTGATTACGACTAAGCGTGGTGATGTGCTTGCAGGTAAAGATCCGTATGGCGGTTACTTTATTTCTGACTCACGTATTCAAGATATTGTAAGTCGTAAACCTGTTAAAACTAAGCCTGCATCTAAACAGAAAGTCATTACAGAAGAAGAACTGGAAATGGTTCGTGCACGTGACGAGAATGGTCACTTTGTAGCTGACGATCCCACTACTCCTGATGTAAATGAAGCATGGGTAGTTAAGACTGTTAAGAAAGCAGTTAGAAAGAAATGACCCTAGTATCCCCCGGTAAACCAGCACGTACGATCAGTAAGGGTGTTTCCTGTGAGGTACAGGACCAAGAGGAAACACTCTACACCTGTCCTGCTAACTGCCGGGCAGAAATTACTATGTTGTTTGTTGTGAATGCTAACGGTAACACCACAGTCAGTGCTACATGGTACGACTCAAGTGCTACAGAAGCTTACAACATTTTAGGCGGTAAGAACATGACTACTGGTGAGTACATCCTGCTTACTGGTGCTACACTTGTTCTTGAGCCGGGTGATGAAATCCGTGTAACACCCTCAGGTAATGCTAGCCCAAACATTGACGCTATGTGTACAGTGACTGAAACATTTGTTCCTGTTGGATAACGGGGTTGCAATAATATCAATAGTGTGATATAACTAACTATGTTATAACTACTCCTGTTGGCACAGTAAGTGCCTCTTATGAATACAGGAGTATTGAAATGCTAACACGCATTCTGAATTATCTAATTAAAGTACAAGAACGTAGAGCTGCTTACTGGCAGCTACAGACCTTTAGCGACAAACAGTTGAAAGACATTGGCTTGAGTCGTGGTGAAATATACGAGGCAGTATATGGCGAAGACGACAACAAAAACGAAGTCAAGGGTGAACGAGGCTGGAAACTATACAAAGCCCGCAATGCGCAAGCGCCTGTTTGAAAAGATTAAAGCTGGCAGTAAAGGTGGTAAGCCCGGCCAGTGGTCTGCTCGTAAAGCGCAGATGCTAGCAAAAGAATATAAAGATAATGGCGGGGGTTACAAATAATGGCCCTCGCTAAATCACAAAAGAATCTTAATAAGTGGACACGCCAAGAATGGCGCACAAAAAGTGGTAAGCCTAGTTCACAAACAGGTGAACGTTACCTTCCTAAAAAAGCAATTGAATCTCTTAGTAGTTCTGAGTATGCAGCTACTACAAAAGCTAAACGTGAAGGCACCGCTAAAGGTAAGCAGCATGTGCCGCAGCCTAAAAGTATTGCTAAGAAGACAGCAAAGTTTAGACGCACTTAACAGGAGTTACTATGGCTTTCAAGTTATCACAACGTAGTATAAGTAAACTTGAGGGCGTAGACCCTAATATGGTAAACGTTGTAAAGCGTGCCATTGAACTTACACGTGTAGACTTTGGTGTGACAGAAGGTTTACGATCAGTAAATAGACAGAAAGAACTTGTGGCCGCTGGTAAATCACAAACCATGCGGTCTAAGCATATTGAAGGTAAGGCAGTAGATCTGGTAGCGTATATTGGCAGTGATATTGCATGGGAACTAAACCTTTACGATGATATTGCTGATGCTATAAAGCAAGCTGCAGACGAACTAGATGTACCCGTACGTTGGGGAGCAGCTTGGCACATTGACGATATTCGTACTTGGAACGGCAGTATGGAAGAAGCAATGAATGATTATATTGATCTTCGTCGTAGCCAAGGTCGCAGACCATTTATTGATGGCCCGCATTTTGAACTTTCGTAAGGTTTATACCATGAGTGAGCAGGAATGGCATTTGTCCAGAAGTGTACCTATCTCCTTGATCTTTGCTATTGCTTGTCAAACAGTAGCTCTGATTTGGTTTGTAGCTACTCTGCGTAATGATGTAGATGCTAACAAGATGGAACTAGTACGTCTTGAGACTAGAACTTCTAAAGTAGAGGAAGTAGTACAGATGCAGGCTGTAACCCTTGGTCGCATGGATGAGAACATAAAGAGCATTCGTGTGATCCTTGAGGGAATGGCTAGGCAGAAATGATTGATCCTCTTACAGCCCTCTCTGTGGCTAGCACAGCAGTCTCACAGATAAGACAGCTAGTATCTGCTGGCAGAGATGCTTCTAGTGCTCTGAGCAAGTTTGCTGGTGCTGTAAGTGATATCAACTATGCAGCAGAGAAAGCTAAGAACCCTAGCATATGGAAGTCTCTGACGGGTAGTCCAGAAGCTGAAGCCATAGAGATATTTACTGCACAGAAGAAAGTGCAGCAGATGCGTACAGAGGTTGAGACACTTATCAACTTTCAGTACGGCCCAAAGGGCTTAGAGGAATACAAGGACACTCTTCGTAGAGTTAAGAAGCAAAGAGAAGAAACAGTTTACCGTAAGGAAAAGTTCAAGGAAGCCCTGATCTTGTGGGTCTTTGGTATCCTAATTACTGTTTCAGGTGTAGCTGTATTAGCCTTAATTATTTATTTTATTGGTACACAGCAAGGAAAGTGGTAGAATGAAGGTAACACCTGAGTGGCTTGACAAGTGGCGTATCTGGCCTAGAATGATTATCACTTTGTATGGGATTGCATTCTACCAGACGACCAACTGGTTCATGAACCTGCCAGACCCAAGTAATGCTCAAGCTGGTTTCGTGTCTGTAATTGTAGGTGCTGGTGCAGGATTCTTTGGGATATACGTAAATGGCAAGAGCACACAGACAATCAACCACACGTCGAATGTTACCAGCAATTCTACTAGGTCTAGCTCTAGTGAGTATGACCGCTAGTTGTTCAAGTCTTAACCCACTAGGGTTTTTGACAGGTGGTGGCACTAACGTAGCAGCTAATACACAGATAGGTAAGACCAACACACAAACGGTTGGTACTACCAAAGTACAAGAATCACGTACTGAGTTTACTGACACGACTGTAGAACGCTTTGAGCAGACACAAGACCAAGAGAACACAGTCAAGACTGACTCAGTGCAGAACCTAACAATCAATGAAATAC